CTCCAATTGGAGAGAAGAATATAAAGCATACACAAGTAGCAAGACGCAACTTGAGTTGCTAGAGAATGGACCTAAACAACTTGCTCAAGCATGGATCTTGGGTGCAATGTATAATAAATGGAAAAAGATGAAGGGATATGATAAATTAGATCCAAAGGAGAATGAGGGACAATTGCAATCATCTATGAAGGAGTGGGAAGCAAGTGTTAAGAAATATCAACATTAACACATATTGGGTTTAAAGACCCACTCTATGCCTTATACTAAGGCCATTGAAACGAACTTACATTATGTCCTTTGTTGCTGATCCAAGAATGACTGCTGATAAAATCATTGAAGACCTGAGAGGGTTATTCGGAACTGAGTTCACTGCTGCTGATGTTAAAGGTTATTGCAGATCTCATGATGTTTCTTATCAGACAGTCACAAAGAGAATAGAAAAATATAAAGTAGGTCGTGGTAAATGGAACCTAGAAGTAACCTTGGAAAGGGTGAAAGAAATAGAAAAGGCATTTGCTGCACCAGCAGTTACTTCAACTGTAGATCAAAACCTAGTTCCAGAGAAAGATGATACCTTCGTCCACTTTGGTCCTTTTAACGATCTTAAGGCCATTCTCAAGTCCCGTTTGTTCTATCCTGCGTTCATTACAGGTCTTTCAGGTAACGGTAAAACGTTTGGTGTTGAGCAAGCGTGTTCTCAACTCAAAAGGGAACTAATTCGTGTAAACATTACTATTGAAACTGATGAAGATGATCTCATTGGTGGCTTCCGCCTTGTTGACGGTGCAACCGTCTGGCACAACGGTCCAGTTATTGAAGCTCTCCAGCGAGGGGCTATATTGCTCCTTGACGAAATCGACCTTGCCTCAAACAAGATACTCTGCCTCCAACCAATCCTTGAAGGTAAAGGAATTTTCCTTAAAAAGATTGGAAAGTTCATCGAACCAGCAGCAGGGTTCAACGTCATTGCAACCGCAAATACTAAAGGTAAAGGTTCAGACGACGGAAGATTTATTGGAACTAACGTGCTCAACGAAGCCTTTCTTGAAAGATTCCCAGTAACATTTGAGCAAGATTATCCAGTGCCTTCTGTAGAGAATAAGATTCTCCTAAAGGTTGCATCTAGTTTAAAGGTTAGTGATACTGATTTCTGTAAGAGATTAGTGGATTGGGCAGACATCATCCGTAAGACATTTTATGATGGTGGTATTGAAGAGATCATCAGTACTCGTCGGTTAGTTCACATCTTACACGCATATAGTATCTTTAAGGATAAGGCAAAAGCAATTGGTGTATGTGTTAATAGATTTGATGATGAAACTAAACAGTCCTTTATTGAATTGTATGATAAGGTGGACGCTGACTTTGATTTTGAAAGGGAAGATTCATCTAAAGATTATGCAGTGAGAGGTTATGAATGATGAGTAGAAAAATTCATACCGATGAGTATATGCAATCTGGGTGGGATGAAAGCCCATCAGGTTGTCACCCATATCAAAGAGGTTCACGCCACAACAAAATTGGGATGTGGATTATGTGGACCTATTATGTCTTAATCATTTTTATGGTTAGTAGACTTATATGGGTATTAAACACATGAAGATAAGTGATCATATTGGAGTTTTTGATGGTGGAGTTCCTAATGAATTATGTAACTCTATCATTGAGTCTTTTAATCTTTGGGAGGGGAACCGTGAGTTCATAGGCCCTTGCTTTAAAGATGGTGATAAACAAATGAAGGATGGTCACTACTCTAGAAGTGATATTCAAATGTGTTTGGAAGTTGTGGAGTTAGATTTAGCAAAGCAACTTAACACCTATCTTAGAAAAGCATTTGATCTTTATGCTAATGTTTATAGGGGATTGACCCAAGATACAGATCCATTATCTTCTTGGACTACAAAGGTTCAAAGAACAAATTCTGGTGGTGGTTATCATCAGTGGCATTATGAAGATGGACAATTCATCTATAGAGATAGAACCCTTACTTGGATGGTTTATCTAAATGATATTCCAGTAGAGAATGGTGGAGCAACTGAGTTCTTACATCAGAAACTTTCATTGCAACCAAAGGCAGGAACTATTGTATTATGGCCTGCAACATATACACACGTACATAGGGGAGGATTCTTGACAGGAGAAATTCCTAAGTACATTTCTACAGGATGGTTCCTTAGAGAGCCTGGACAAAAGACAAGGGGGTTGTTATAATATGGCTTGGTGGTTAGTAGATTCAGTTATTAATGGAACTATGGAAACAGATTATCCAGTAAAAGATTTTGTAGATGGTCACGGTGATGTTCATTCAGTTAAAGTAGAAGGGGATGATTATAAACATTCTCATTACTACTATGACTATGATAGAAATGACCCTGATGCAGATGATCCATTTGAGCAGAGTTATCTAGCAGACAATGATGATCAAGCAGCACATCACTTTATAAATAACGAGGTTCACGAAAAGGAGCAATTGGAAAACATTAGAGAAGAATCCGAAAGGAAAAGAGACAATCGGTACAAGTACCATGAAGCTGAAATCATTAAAGAGATTGAAGATTATGTCTCAAGTACTTACAACGGACACTATACTGGAGATACTCATGAGTATCGTAATACCCAGACCATTGATTTGATGGCTGCAAGATCCCTTGCATCAGGTTTCTGCCAATCAAACATTTTGAAATATGGTAGTCGTTATGGAAGTAAGGATGGGAGGAATAAAAAAGACTTGCTTAAAGTGATTCATTATGCTATGCTATTATTACATTTTGATGAACATTACGGCAAACCCAAAATAACATCGGGTAACATTGATCACACAATGCCTTAATCATGAAACTTAGAGAACACACTATGAAACTGTCTGACAAAACTCTGGCCCTGCTAAAGAATTTTTCCAACATTAATCAATCAATTCTTTTTAAGCAGGGAAGTTCTTTAAGAACTATTTCAGTTATGAAGAACATTCTTGCAGAGGCTACAATTGATGAGGATCTACCTAAAGATTTCGGTATCTATGATCTTGGTCAGTTTTTGAATGGTATGGGACTTCATAATAGTCCTGAATTAGATTTTCAAGATGATGATAGTTATGTGGTAATTAAAGAAGGTAGGATGAAGTCAAAGTATTTCTTTGCTGATCCTAATGTAATTGTTACTCCACCAGATAAGGAGATTACACTTCCTTCTACAGATGTTTCATTTGAGTTGAGTACTCAACAATTAGATAAGTTACTTAAAGCAGCAGCAATTTATCAACTCCCTGATTTATCAGCAGTTGGTGAGAATGGTGTTGTGAAGGTTGTGGTACGTGATAAGAAGAATGATACATCTAATGATTTCTCTATAGTAGTTGGTGAGACTGAATCAACATTCTCATTTAACTTTAAGGTTGAGAATATTAAGATTCTTCCTGGTAGTTATAATGTAGTAGCAAATAAAAGTCTAGCATTGTTTACTTGTCAGAATTACGAACTGAAGTATTATATAGCTTTAGAACCTGATTCTACTTTTGGATGAATATCTTTGTAACGCATCCTGATCCACTTAAGTCAGCAGTTGTATTACCAGACAAACATATTGTTAAGATGCCTTTAGAGACTACACAGATGGTTAGTCTGTTGTTTTCTCCTTGGTATTATGATTGGGGTGAAGTCCTTAAAAAAGATGGTACTCCATATGATACCAAGAAAGGTGCATTTCGTAATCATCCTTGTACTAAATGGGCTGCTGAGAGTATGTACAATACTGCTTGGTTAATTCAACACGGATGTTCATTAGTTCATGAGTATTGGTGTCGCTATGGTAAAATACATGCTTGTGCTAAACCTTTATTCAAAGCAAAATTAAAATTCCATCAGATGACAGGTGAGGTGATTATATGCTATAGTATGGTTGAGTCCTTTACTCGTGCAATGCCTGATGAGTTTAAACATAACACAAGCATTGACACTTTTACTGCTTACAAAACTTACCTTGCCAGCAAACCTTGGGTTGCATCTAATTATCTACGTGACCCATCCAGAAAACCAGATTGGTTAAGTTTGTAAACTTTAAGAGAACCTTAAACGATTAAATATTTTTACGAGGGCAGGGATATGTCTTTATCATGGTATTCTTTATTTTAAAATTATGTACATTGTATACGAAGAACACATCGAACAATTAGAAAAAGAAAATGAAGAACTTGAAAAGAAAGTTCTTATTTTACGCAGAAAACTTGAATATTATAAAGCAGTAGTAGAGGAGAAAGTATAATGAGTGGAGATTGTAGAGAACAACCAGTCATTTTTTATAGTGAAGAAATGACTAAAGCAAAGATGATCCTTTTAGTAAAGAAAGGGATTGTATTTAAGAAGTATGAGTATCTATTGGAAGATGAAGAA